CCTCTCTGATAAATATGCTCGAAAGGAGTGTATTTAAGGAGGGACCGTTCCATGGCCACAGCTCGTCATAGAGAGCGTGATGATTCTTTGGTTGGTAAGAAGTTCCAAGTCGATTGGTTCCGTTTAGGAGCCACGGCATTATTTGGTACTTATCTTACTTATCCGCTTTGTAAATTTCCATTGCTCATTGATAGAATCAATGATGTAGTTGGAAATCGAGGCGGTTTCAACCCTGTTGAACATTTCTCTCTAGAGTCTACTATGACTCAATTAAACCCGTGGCTAAGCGCTACTGGCGATCAACGCCATCTAATTCTAGATGGTATGTGGATGCCACTGCGCAGCTCGAGTTTTATTGACTTGCCATGGATGCCTGCTATTTCAGCAGCCACTTTGTCGGACTGGTCTCTGGAAGCTTATAATAAGTTTACAGAGCAGGTTCCAGTTAAAGTTAGCTTAGCTAACTTTATCTATGAACTTAAGGATATGAAGGGAATGATTCCCACCATAACCAAAGGTTCATTGACAAAGACCGTTTCGAATAATTTCTTATCCTTTGAATTTGGCGTTAAGCCATTCATTTCGGATATAGAAAGTATTCTCTCATTATCTGACTCTGTCCAAAAGAGGCTTAAACACCTTCTAGCGGTACAGGGAAAGACAACAGATTTATCGTTCGATCGTACTGAGGAATTAGAAACTCCTTATACGTTCGGCGTAAATATGTATGACGGAAGTCTCACTGATAGTGGGTTCCGTATTGAGTTTAAACGGTTGTCAGGGTCATATCGCTTCCATTGTGGAGCGAAATTGTACCAAGACCTTCAAGGTCTAACTGACTCATTGGCTCAACTGAAAGCCCTTGGTGCCGCCGCAGGATTTAACCACCCAGCAAGAATTATATGGAATGCTATTCCATATAGTTTTATTGTTGATTGGTTTTTCCACGTCGGTAAGCTACTTGATTCCTTGTCCGTCCAGCCTTTTGGCGGGACGTACGAGGTTAAACGGGTTGGGTGGTCTATGGAAACACAGTCCACTTTTCTCGTTACTCAAGTAGTTCCTGATGGTACCTATATTGACACAAGTCAATTAGGTACCGTCACTTTCAGGGGTTATACCAGGTCAACCGGTTTTCCGGCTACCGCAGTCTGGTTGACAAACGGTAGTCTTACTCCGATGCAGCTGGCGCTGTCTGCCGCTCTCCTAGAACAAAGGAGACGTTGAGCAGTCACAACGTTTAACTGCTTTCAAAGACGATTGTTCCTTCACACAAGGTGTGATCGGGAGCTTTCGCCTTTTAATGCGAGGTGCTGAGTGCTCTCTAATGATCTGGTTCTCAAGAATGCTGGTGGAACCGATGTTACCTATCGTCTGGTCTCTCAAGATCAGACAGGGTCCCGTCGGATCGACATTGCAAGCTCTCTTGCTCTTCCCGCTACGCTTGTTATCAAGCATAGCGTGTCGGGTAAGTCGCCTGCTGTTGTCGACCGCCACCTTATTCAATTGAATAAGGCGGTGGCCACTGCTCTCGGACAGACTACTGTGGTAGCCAACTTTACGTTGACTGTTCCACGGGAGACTGTTGTCACGCCTACCATCTTGCACGACATTGTTTCTAACATGTTGGACTTGATGACAGACGGGACATATACCGGGACGGCTACTACGCCGACCCTTGATGCAATCCTCCGCGGAGAATCGTAAGATTCCGCGGTAGTCCGGCTTGCCGGTGATCGCAGTTTAGATCAATTGCGATAGAGCACTTGGCCTTGGAGACACACCTTGACGGGATGTCTGAAAAGCCAAGAGGAGTTTTATCTCCGCCTGCATTCGCAGTTGGTTCGGAGCGATCCTCTCGATGCCTATTCATCAGAAGCTAAATCCCTCAAGAGAGATCTCGAGACGTTAAAATCTCGAGTCTCTCATGAGGGCCTCTCCTTCTTGACAAAGACTTTGCCCAAATTGGGTAAAAGGCTCGATCAAGGTTTGGTGAGTGGCTGCTTCAACATTCCCGAAGGCTTTATGAAAGCCTCTGGGACTGCAAATACGCCCGCTTTTATGCAGGTATATTTTAAGCAGGTCTTCGATGAAGACGGCATTCTCCTGGACGTAGCGTCTGTCGCTGCTATTAAGCATTTGCGACAAATACTCTATTTCGCGTATAAGCTTGAGCTCCCATATTCGAGGTCTGAAGAGGATCAAGTAATTGATTCTTTTGTTCAGCTCGATGGGGAACTTTCGCTCTATGATAGTCCTCTTGCCTCCGATATAAAATCCTTGGCAAAGATTATCACTAGGAAGGTCTTCCATGATTTTAATCATAGAGACATTCATCCGCGACATGGTCCGGGAGCGGTGGCGACTGGCGAGTCCTTGGATGAGAAGTGGGAATTTTCCCGCCTTTATTCAAAGATTCACCAGGTTTACCCCTACTACAACTATTACGTTGTGGGTGGGGCTAGCGAACTCATTGATCGATTGGCTTGGTACAAATCGCTCGACCGCCTTGAAAGCGGCCGGGCTAAAGTTGTATTGGTGCCAAAAGATTCACGCGGTCCGCGGCTTATCTCCTGCGAACCTCTGGAATACCAGTGGATTCAGCAAGGGCTCGGCCGGAAGTTGCAAGAATTTCTCGAATTTGGTAATCCGATTACGAGAAATCATGTTAACTTCACGCGTCAAGAAATCAATCGTGGCATTGCTAAGACTAGCTCTGCTAGTCAACGCTACGCTACCCTTGATCTCAAAGACGCGTCAGACAGGGTCTCACTCGGACTTGTTAGGAGTATTTTTGAATCTACTCCTACGCTGTTACGAGCTTTAGAGGCCTGTCGTTCGACGGAGACTAAGTTGCCAAATGGCAAAGTAATTCCCCTTAATAAGTTCGCTCCAATGGGTTCAGCTTTATGCTTTCCCGTTGAAGCTTACGTCTTTTGGGTAATTATTGTCTCTGCAGTGATAAGCTGTAAGAATCTGCCACTAGAAAAAGTGGGCAGTCGCATCTTCGTCTATGGTGACGATATTATCGTCCCTACAGACTGGGCTGCGATTAGTATACAGGCTCTTGAAAGTGCTGGCTTACGAGTCAACACGGACAAATCCTGTATCACAGGGTTCTTTCGCGAGAGTTGTGGCATGGACGCTTATAATGGCGTTGATGTCACTCCTTCCCGTTTAAGAAAACTGTGGTCGAACCAGCCTACGGACGGTTCTGCCTTACAGTCATATATCTCACTCGCGAATAAGTTCGCGGGAACAGAATATGATTCTGTAAGCGATATGCTGTGGACTGACTTGCGCTCATGCTATGGGGTAATTCCCTATGGCACTTGGCGCGCTTCATATCCATGTCGTATCGTGAACTCGCCTCTCCAAGCAGAGACCCTAAATAGGTCGATGTTCAGGAAGCGGTTCAACAGGAGTTTCCAGCGCATTGAGTTCTTTCTACCTAGCCTTTCATCTAGGCGAAAAAGATCTGAACTCGATGGCTGGGCCCGATTGTTGCGGAACGTTGTTTCGCCTCCTTTCGGTGATCCGTCGTACATTGTTCTGCCCTTCTCAATGAAAATAAAGAAGGGATGGACGAGGGTCGCCTAAGGGCGATCAAGGGCCGCAAGGCCTTCGTTA